TAAGCCATCCCGCGAGTGGTGTTTTCAATTAAGATGTAATCAATATCGGCGGCATCGTAGCCCGCAAATTCAGGGTCATCTTTATCAATGACAAATAACAAATCGGCAGTTGCTTGGGTGCTATTGAAGGCATCGCGCAACGCCTGCGCATTATGAGGCCGCCCGCGTGTGGGAACTATAACAAGAAGTTTATCCTTCACGATGGGCAATCTCCCCTGCAATGGCAAAGTAGGCAGCGCCATCAATAAAGGAATCAAGATGATCGGGTGACTCAATCAGGCGAGCAACCTTGACCAATGCCAACATAATCGCGGCTTGGGAAGGTGTAATCTCAGATTCAAGATACACCGACCACAAAGCCGCGATTCGTTGATGATTTGTTAGTGGGTCACCATAATTTTTGTTACGGTCACCGTGAGTAAGGCGTGAAGCCTCTTTAAGAATATCCCCCCGAAGCATTTGTTACTTAGCGCCTTTGCCGAAATCTGTTGATTTCGCATCAAGTGCCTTTAGAACAGGGCCAGCAACTGCTGCCAAACCTGCGACAAAAGAAGTTTTTTGTCGGGTGCGGTGTTACCTTCGATTGTGGTGACAGTTCCATCAGCATTGACCTTGGTTACAATCCCAATATGTGAAATGCGGTCAATTCCATCGTGCGGGAAATCAAAGAACACGCAATCGCCAATTTCAGGTGTAGCTGACTCGGCATCTTGCCAGGCTTTGTTTTTCTTAAAGGCGGTTGCCCCCGCAAGTGTTGAAACACAATTAGGGATTTTCACGCCTACTTCTTTGAACACCCAATTAACAAAAGCACCGCACCAAGGTTGGTTTGTCTTTTGGTACTTGGTTTGATTCTCTTTCGGGCCTTCAATTAAACCTAGCTCTGCGGTGGCAACTGCCACAATTTGTTCCTGCTGACTCATTTATTGCCCCCTGTAATTAAAATTTTGTAGATTTCTTCAACTTGGCGTTCAAGTCGAACAACTGAATCTTTGAGTGAACTGCCGGAATTCGGTTTCAATTCGCTTAAATAATGCTTGACCATCCAACGGGTTGCGGTAGCAAATGCGCCGATAATGGTGCAGATCGCCACCGCCATTGTTAGATAATCCTGAGCTGTCATTTCGTAATCACCAACACCTGCATAATGCCTGTTCCTGATGAAGTAATGCCATAGATAGGTGATTCGTGATTTTGGAGAACTATCTTGTCACCATTATCCATTTGATACCCTGTTGATGCGGTTACATCGGCACCGCCAAGATAAGTTGTGTGCTTTGCGTGAAGGTTCACTTGCTCAGCTTGAGCATCGCCTGCGACTAACAATGTTGGTGAGGTGGTCACGGTAATTTGAGCTGATGAAATTGGCATTATTCTCCTAGATTATCCCCGAAAGATTTGGTTACTTTGTAAGTGCTGCGATTTCTTCTGCAGTTAAACCAAGGGCAGCCAACTTAGCCTGTGCTGATGCCTTAGCATCTGCCTCAGCCGCAGCCAAAGCGTCAGCTTCTGCCTTAGCAGTAGCAGCAGCGATAGCATCTAGTTCGCGTTGCTGGATTTCCTCAGCAGTTAGCGGTACTTCAACAGCAATACCAGTAGCGCAGTTAACTTCGATCTTGATTGGTGTATCAGACATTCTCTATCTCCTTGATTGTATGTGCTTCATTTGAACAGTTCCATCGGCAGGTTGCCTCATCTAGCGTTGCTTCATCGTGGCATTTAGGCGAGATGAAGGCATCACGGGTGGCATCATAGGTATCGCCAATGCCAGCGTATTTGAATCTGATATTAGCGTTGTAACTTGTCTGAATCCAAACACCGCCCAAGCCAAGTTCATTGGCTAGGAAGTCTTGTCCTCTATGTTCTTCTTCATTAGGTACAACTAATACCCGTAGAACGGTTCCACCGTTAGGGTCTATCTCTGCGAAATGTGCCATTGTTTCTCCTTATGCCAAATACCGAATGATGACTACACCTGAACCGCCAGCACCGCCAATACCACCAGCACCAGAACCACCTGAACCACCAGAACCTGTGTTAGCTGTTGCCGCAGTTCCGTTTAATCCTGCACCAGCGGCCGAGAAACTTGCTCCACCACCTGAACCACCTGTTCCTGAACCAGCGCCGTTAGAACCACCTGCGCCACCACCGGCAATAAATCCGCTGACACCTAGACCAAGTGTTGTAAGTGTTGTTGACAGTGCGCCATAATTTGTAACAGTGCTTACGCCTGCGCCACCTGAACCAGTAACCGCCGTTGATGTTGCGTTACCACCAGCACCACCAGCACCACCGCCACCACCACCAGGAAACGGTGAACGAAATGCTCCGTTGCCGCCACCAGCATTACCTTGACCGCTTGTGCCAGAACCACCCGTTGTAGTTAAAGTTGATGAGCCACCACCACCTGAACCTGAACCACCTGTTGCTCCATTTGTGTCGTTACCAACACCACCGGCACCGCCAACGGATGCAGTTAAAGCAGCAAATGAAGAATTAGAACCAGCGGCATTGCTTGCGCCACCACCACCAACAGTTACTGTTTGAGCTGATGTTCCGATTGATTGCGCAGCAAAACCTAATACACCACCAGCACCACCACCACCTTGTAAGCCACCACCACCACCTGCGACAACTAAGACATCGCAAGATAGGGCTGTAGCTGGAGTAAAGGTGCCTGTGGCAAGAAATGCGTGGTACCAGTAAGTGCCATCGGTCTGAATGATTGAACCGCCTGTTGCCTTTGGCGCTCTTGTTGGGGTAACGCCAAGGGCAGATACGCCGTAAAGGGAGAAGGTTGAGTATTGGGAGAAGTTAGGTCCTGTTTCTGGAAACAATCCAATTGATGTAATTGCTGCGGTATTAGACCAAAGAAACGCACGAAGTTCATCAATAGGTCCTGCTGCGTTGTTATCTTCAGAAACCGAATCAACGCTTACAGATTTGTAATTACTTGAAGTAAAATTAGGAATGTATAGTTCACTATTGCTAAAAGTATTAGCAGTAGCATTTGAAGCATTAAGAGCATAAGTCGCTTGGTTGTTTGAACCACTAACAGATGCTGGGGTATTGTTTATTTGGTAAATACTTCGGTAAGAATATCCAGTTGTTGAACCATTAAATCTTACTAGAAGTGAATCATTTACATTTGCGCGGGTTGTTCTAGCGCTAACCTTGATAACAAGGTCGGTGTAGCCAGTTTGAGGGATGCTGTTGAATGTAACGCTGCTTGCTCCCGCAGCTCCGACAGTGATTGTTTCTAGGAGTGTATATGTATTTGGCATTTAGTTTCCCCTTATGCTGCCGTGATGCCGTAGAGTGAAAAGGTTGCCCCTGTTGCCCATTGATCTCCAGCCACTAGGGCGGTCACCGATGTTATTGCTGCCGTGTTACGCCATAAACCAACGCCTATTCTTAGTGTTTGGTCAGTGACATTACCTCTACCTAAAGCCGTCTTGTAAGTAGTGCTATTGGCGTAGTTCATAATTTGAAATATATTGTTTGGCATACCAGTATTTGACGCCAAGCCTATGTTCATCTGAGCAACGTTGCTTCCTCTGATCGATTGCGCAGCAGCACCATCACCGTAAAGAATTGTTTGTGAGTAGTTATTACCCGTATCTCCGTTAAACTGTAATTGTGCGCCTGCGTAAGAGGTAACGTCTTTGCCAGCAACTATAAGAATTAAATCAGTATAGGTACCAGCAATGCTTGAGAATGTCACACTTGCTGCGGCAGTGCCAAGAGTGGTTGAGGCAATCTGTGTGTATGTATTTCCTGCGGCCATTTTATTTCACCCCGTAAAGTGCGAATTGTGAGTATTGAGCAGTTGTAACTGAATCATTAGATAGAACAATTGATGTAATAGCAGCAGTTGATGACCAAGAACCGCTAGACAATTGAATGTTTCCTGAACCATTGGCATCAAACCCAGATAATGAACGAACAGTTTTATTCTTATTAGTGTTCGCGTAGTCTAAAATATCAATTACTAATCCTTCTGCGCCGTTTGTGCCTATTAAAGATGAATTGTTACCCATCAATAAACCGCCACTACTGCTCAGTTCATAACCCGCACTAGCATTTGATCCGTCACCAAGTAAATAGTGAGAATTGTAATTAGCAGCAGTATTGTCACCATTAAATTTAATTCTTACTCTTGATGGAGATGCAGTTTTCATATTGATCGCACGAATCTGCAAATGACGATAAGTTGCAGGAATAGAACTAAAAGTAATTGTTGATGCGCCACCAGCGCCAACCGTTACTGTCGCAATGCTGTCATAGTCTTTGCCTGGCGCAAAAAGGTTGCCCGAAATACTAGAGGCGATGATTCCTAAGTTTGGCATCAGGCAACATCGCCCGTCACTAACCAAGTGTCAGTTGCGATTTTGATGCAAGAAGCAACCGAATTGACCACTCGAAGTTTAGGCGCTGTGCTGGTCGCACCTGTTGAAAGAACGGTTGTTGTGCCTGAAGTTACTGCCTGAATTGTTGGCTGACCTGCGCCCGTAATCCAAGCAACATTTATCTGAGTTCCAACAGGATAGGCAACGCTTGCATTTGTTGGGATTGAAAGTGTCTGCGCTGAGGCGTTGTTTGATGTTACCAACTTGCCGTTATCAGCTAGAACGAAAGTGTAAGTTGTTGATGTATTGGCATTGATTCCAAGATTGATCAATGGCGAAGTTAAAGTCTTATTTGTAAGTGTTTGGGCAGTTGTGAGATCAACTGTTGTCGCGGTGTCAATTGAAAGAGTGACCGCGCCACTTGACCCGCCACCGCTTAATCCGGTGCCTGCTGTTACCCCGGTGATGTCGCCAGGGTTTGAAACATCTGCCCACGCTGCGCCATCGTAGTATTGGAAAGCGTTTGTGCCTGTTAGGTAAGAGAACATTCCTTCAGCAAGAACACCTGAAAGGGCGGTTGTGCGAGCTGAGGAATCAGCAAACACCATAATAACTTGCTGTTGCAAGTAAGTATTAACTTGCGCAGCCGTTAAAACATCTCCGGTATTGAATAAACGGTATCCCGCACCTGCCATTGTTATCTCCTTGTTAGTAACTCAGGATGCCTGAGTCAAGTCTGCCTTGAGTTGTGCTGTCCAATAAAAACGCCTGAATGATAGGTTCACTTGTTAAAAGCGTAGTTTTCCAACTTCGCGGTGTTGCATCTGTTTGGATGCCCTGAACAAATAGTTCGCGGGTTACAATTGAGCCACCGGGAACCGATTTGGTTATATTTACCAAATCAAAGATTTCCGATGAAAGCCCTGCTGTAATTCTAGCCGTTTCGGTTGGGTCGAATAAGTTTAAGGTCATTGAGTCAATTCGCAAAACGGCATCTTTGCGAGCCTGCAAAATCATTGTTGCTTGATCTAACGCCTCAGCATCTGTTTCAACCAAGATATTTTCGCGCTTACCTGAGTGGATAAAATAGGTGTCAATTGAGCTTTGATCAAAAGCATTGGCAGTTCCACCATTTGCCCTGCTGACAAAAACATCATTAACAAGCAAAGTGTCATCAAAGGCAAAGTCAATTCCTTGGTAAGAAATGCCTGTTCCGTCATCTGAATAAACAGTTGGGGTGGTATCTGCCTTCTTGCTGACAGTATCTCTTGAATAGAAAGTTGCTGCCCCTTGGGTATTTATGAAAAACCCGCCAAAATCTGAGATTTCACATAATTGAATTGCTGTAAGCAAATCTCTATCCGCTCCCGAATCAGCCTGAAGCATTGAAGAACCGTTATCAATCGCCCGAAGTGATGAAGGCCAAGAAGCCACATCCAACAAGTTGTTGATTCTTGCACCCGATAATTGACCCGCCGAAGTGCCAGGCACGGTTGAAATTGCGGTGTTATTCAATAAGCGGAATCCGTCAATGCACTTTAGAGCTACTCTTGAAACACCATCTAAGCCAACGGCAAAAGAAGTGTCATAGCTTGTGATGTAACCACTAAATAAATAATATCTTTGAGTTCCGCTGCCGTTGTCATAATCTGCCCAAATGCGGATTTTACGCAAGGGAACTAATTTGCCATAATAAGGCCCTGAAGTATTGCTTGGATTCCACGCGCCTGTTGTATCTTCCAAAACAACGGTTGCGTTTCCTGCTTCAAACTTGTCCAAGATACGGTTTCGACCACGCCGAATTGAAACTTGAAGTGTGATGTCTGAAATATCAACAACATCTGAAGGAGCATCAGCTAAAAGACCAGTTCCAAGAGGCGTTGAAATATCATCTAAAATAAGTGGGTTACCAAAAGAAGGGCCACTTGCGAAGTCAATTGAAACGCCTAAATGTGGAGTTCCTGGCATTAGATGCTCAAATTGGTTCTAGTAATTGTTGAACCTGATTGCTGCAACGCAAGAAGTTGATCGCGAATTACTGCTACCAAATCGCCTTCGCTGATAACGCTGCCGCCAACATTGATGGTGATGTTTTGACCACCCATTGAACCCATTTGTGAAAGTGGAATTACCGCCTCAGGGCCAGCCTCGCCAATGATTGCAAGCGTTGCTGAAGTTACAACGCCGCCTGTTGCCATTTCAAGAACGGTTCCTCTTGGTGGCACATATCTAGGCTCATTGTCATTTCCGCCCAAACCTGGCGGAATGACTGGCGGAATTACGGGTGGAATTATTGAGGGTGGAATTACAGGCGGTGTGATAACTACTGAATTGGCAGCGCCAACTGCTGCTGCGTAAGAGGCGGCTGCGGCTGCTGCCGAAAACCAACCAACGGCAGCGGCATCTGAACCATTTGTGATGCTTGGGTCATAAGTGAAGGTGCCTTCGGAAATTTCTTTGTAGGCTTCAACGCTACCGTAAGCGGCTGTCCAAGCAGTTTCGGATTCAACAGGTGCGGCAAGAAGGCTTGGGTCATAA